GCCCTACGCAAACGAGCGCGAAACTATCGGTTTTTTGGGGGGTCGGGGTATAGTAGGTGTTATCCGCAAATCTAGGAGAAACCTATGAAGCTCGAAAAGCTGAAAATATCGCAGCTCACCCCTGACCCGGCCAACGCCCGTAACCATAGTGATTCAAACCTGGCCGCTATTGCTGCAAGCTTGGAACAATTTGGTCAACGTAAACCGATTGTCGTATCGAAAGATAACATCGTTATCGCGGGTAATGGAACAATGCGTGCGGCACAGCAGCTCGGGTGGGAACTTATTGACACGGTGAGGGTTCCGGCTGATTGGTCGGAGGCAAAGATAAAAGCTTTCGCGCTTGCCGACAACCGTGTGGCGGAACTAGCCGAGTGGGATACGTCTGTGCTTATGGAACAGGCCGGGGCGCTTATGGGCGATGGCTTCAAGCTTGAAGATTTTGGTTTCACTGATGCCGACTTGGGTATTTTTGATGTGCAGGAAGTTGAGGCACCGATGCTTGAGGCCGGCGGGAAAAGCGATATGGAGCAAATTACTTTTACTCTGCATTCGGAGCAAGCTGAGCTAGTGAGGCAGGCTGTGGCGAACGCAAAACTAAACGAGCAGATAACTTCCGAGCTGAACGATAATGGCAGCGCTAATGCGCTTGCTTTTATTTGTGGGTGGTATAACGATGGCCGAGTTTGAGAATATCGAATTTGTTTATTGTGACCGCGCAGTAGCGAAACGTGTGTGCGAGAGCCGCCATTACATGAAAACATATCCCCAGGGCGCGAAAGTAAATGTCGCTTTGATGGATAACGGCAAGTTGGTCGGGATATGTGTTTTTGGTTACAGTTCACAAACGGATAAAAAAATCGCAAAGATTGCTTACAGCGTTGAACGCGAACAGTACCTTGAGATGCAGCGATTGTGGATTAGTGACGATTACGGCCACAATACTGAAAGCTATGTGCTTTCACGTATTTTGAAAAAACTGCAAAAGGATTATGACTTGCAGGTTGTGGTGACTCACGCTGGAGGTTGCAAAGATGATTGCGGGATTGTTTATCAGGCGAGCGGTTGGCTCTATTTTGGGGCGCAACCGAGCAGCGACTTTTACCTCACCGCAGCAGGTGAGTATAAAAACATCATCGCGCCTATGCGCTTTGGCAGGGTTGACGCTAAAGGCAAAACGCCGCAACAGGTGGGCGAGGAACTTTTCGGGCCTGGCGAGATTATTGACGCGCATCGTTATTTTTACGCCTACCCACTGAACAAAGGAATGAGGCGCAGGCTGACGAAGCTGCAACTACCCTTCCCGAAATCCTCTGCTATATTTAGGCGCGACCAACAATGGGTCACACAGGGGGGCTCGGCAGGTGCCGCTCCGACTGGTTCAATTCCGGTAGCCTCCACAAAGGTTCACAGCTGATGGTTAGCGCTAAAGACATCATCATCAAGCCCATAAAAGCGTCTGACGCAAACAGGGTGATAAAAAACTTGCACTACAGCGGCAAAGTTGTGCCGAACAGCCAACTACACTTCGGCGTATTTCTGAATGGCGTATGCGGTGGCGCTATGCAGTTTGGCCCTAGCATGGTCAAGAAAAATATGATGAACCTAGTTGAGGGGACGGGGTGGAACGATTTTATAGAATTGAACCGCATGGCTTTTGCCGACTGGTTACCTCGTAACAGCGAGAGCAGGGCTATTGCTTACACGATGCGCTTTCTGCGCAAAAACTATCCCCACATCAAATGGGTTGTCAGTTTTGCCGATGCAACACAGTGCGGCGACGGAGCTATTTATAGGGCAAGCGGATTCCAGTTGACCGACATACGCAAAAGCGAGGCGCTGAGGCGCAACCCGGTCACCGGCGAAGTGATGCACACGATGCAGGCTTATCACCTAATGCTCAAAGATGAGTTCAAGAATTGGGAAGCACTTGAGGGCTTTCAGTTGCGTTACCTCTATTTTATTGACCCGACGTGGCGTAGCCGCCTGAAAGTCCCCGAGTTGCCGTTCAGCCAGATTGAAGAAATGGGCGCGACACTGTATCGTGGACAACGCCCTGAAAGCATTATTAGCGATGCGCCTAACTTCCGGTTAGGAGAAGGCGGTGCGAATCCGACCTCAGGGCTCGAAACCGTAGGAGGTGCAAATGCCTCAAAACGGTAGACCCCCCAAGCCGGTTGAGCAAAAACGGTTGCTCGGTAACCCTGGCCGCCGCCCGTTGCCTGACGAAAATACTGTGCAGCTTATTCAGGCCGCCGTAGAAACACCAGAACCGGAACGCCCGTTGCTGCAACCTGGCCGGGCGCTTTGGGACAAAGTTTGGGGTATGGGTGCTAACTGGATTAGCCCCAGCACAGACGTCGAGTTGTTGCTCATGACGTGCGAGATGGTTGACGAGAGATGGAACCTTCGCGCAAAGGTGATGCGAGATGGTGAGGCTAAAGAACGGCGCGGGCTGCGCGCCCTTGAAAGTTTGATTATCAACAACCTCTCACTATTGGGGTTCACGCCGACCGACCGTGGCCGGCTAGGTGTTGCCGAGGTAAAAACGCAGAGCAAGCTGGAAGAATTGATGGCGCGTCGAGCTGACAGGCAGTAACCGTGATTACGGTAGTTACTGGCCCGCCCTGCTCGGGTAAATCAACTTATTGCGAGGAGCGTTGGGAACCTGGCGATGTTGTCGTTGACATGGACAGGATTGCCCTAGCGATAACAACGCCTGACGCAAAGCCCCACGATTATGACGAGGTGGTGCGCAGCATCGCCCGCGAAGCCCGGCAGGCTGCTGTCAAAAAAACTTTTACAGTGGCGCAGGGTGACAGGTATCGGGGTTACTGGATTATTCATACCGACCCTTCACCTGACGTGCGGGCAAGCTATCGCGCTATGAGCGGGCGTATTGTTGATTTGAACCCTGGCCGCGATGTTTGTTTGAAGCGGCTGGAAGAAAGACCAAAAGCCAATCAGGCGATAGCGAGAAAGGTTATTGATGAATACTACGCTCGCCGATAATGTGGCCGACCCTCAATGGCTTACGCCGGTGCCGATTGGCTCGGTAGCGATGGGCGAAGGAAATATGGTTATTGATTTTGCTGAAACCTTCGGCATCATCACAAAAGATAGTGTCGCCGGTAATGCGGGACAGCAGCTAGTGCTTCGTGAATGGCAAAAGGCACTTATCGAACATATTTTCGCATACGACGAAAACGGCCTACGCCATCGCACAAACCTTATCGGGATGCCTAGAAAGAATGGCAAATCAGCGCTAGGTTCTATCCTGGCGCTATATAGCCTCGTACTTGGCCCCAGAGGTGGCGAAGTATATTCCGTGGCTGCAGAGAAAGAGCAGGCGCGTATCGTGTTTGCTGACGCAAAAAAAACGATTGAGGCAAGCGCGGAGCTTTCAGCAATAACCAAAACGTATCGTGACGCTATTGAGGTGCCAAAGCTGGGGTCGGTGTACCGCGTCCTATCCGCTGAAGCCTATTCAAAGGAAGGCCTGAATCCGCATTTCGTTTTATTTGATGAGCTTCATGCACAGCCGAACCGCGAACTTTTCGATGTTATGTCTTTGGCGATGGGTTCGAGAGGTAGCCTTGCAACCCTTGTAGCGATTACGACAGCTGGGGTGAAAAGCGATAGCACGGGCCGCGATTCGATTGCTTATAGTCTTTATCAGTACGGGCAGAAGGTTGCTCGGGGTGAAATTGATGACCCGACTTTCTTTATGGCATGGTGGGAAAACGATGGCGACCACCGCGACCCCGAAACTTGGAGATTAGCAAACCCCGGCTATGGTGACTTGAACGCGCCTAGCGATTTTGGAAGCGCGGTGAAACGTACACCCGAACCACAGTTTCGTACGAAGCGATGCAACCAGTGGGTGAGTAGCGCGTTGAGCTGGTTACCTGCCGGCGCGTGGGAGAAATGCGAACAAACGTTCGAACCGTCACCCGATGACGAAATTGTGCTTGCTTTTGATGGTTCGTTCAGTGGCGATGCTTCCGTGGTGGTTGGTGCTGTTGTCCCGCAGGGTGACGAGCCGGTGAAAGTGTTTTTGGTGAAAGCGTGGGAGAAAGATTTAGAAAACGACGACGACACCTGGCGGGTGGATATTGCTGACGTTGAGCAGACAATTCTTGACTTTTGCAAACAGTTTCCAAAAGTGCGTGAGGTGGCGTGCGACCCTTTTAGGTGGCAGCGCAGCATGATGGTTCTTGAGGAACAGGGCGTGCCGATTATCGAATGGCCCTCAACTTCAGCCCGTCGTATGGTTCCGGCCTGCGCGAAATTTTATGACGCTGTTGTCGAGGAACGCCTAGTGCAAGACGGAAATCCGGTATTGGCCCGCCACCTTGCCAACGCGGTAACAAAAGTTGACAATCTGGGGCCACGAATTGTGAAAGAAAACAGGCACAGCCCGCGCAAGATTGACGGGGCCGTGGCAGCGGTTCTGGCAGTTGATAGAGCTACGGTGGGTAGAATAGAAGAAGTCGTACCTCAGTTCTTTGGATAGGTGATATGTCAACGATTTTGCAAGTAGCCGGGGCGGTAACGATTACGGCAGGTGTTGCGGTTCTTTTTATGCCCGCCGGCCTGATAGTAGGTGGCGCTTTCATGGTCGCCATCGGATATGCGCTAGGACGATAAATGGTATTCAACAAACTTTTTGAAACGCGGGCTGTCAGTTTTCAGAACGTATTTGAGTCAGGCGACTCGCTGGCGTTCGAAAACGAGTCAGGCACAAACATAAACAGCAAAACTGTCTTTCAAGTCAATGCTGTTTTTTCGGCGATAAGCCTAATCGCTGACACAATAAGCACGCTACCAATCGAAGCGTATGTCAGGACGGATGAACAGCGGCAGCTCTACACACCGCGACCAGCATGGGTGACCCAGCCAGATATTGACTTACCCCGTGAAGCTTTTTACAGCGCCGTGATAACTTCTCTGCTACTTGATGGAAACGCTTATATCCGCATCTTTAGCAATCAGCGCGGCGAGGTTGTCAACCTAGTTGTATTGAACCCCACTCAGGTTGACGTGAAACGTAACGGCCTGGGGCGGTTGATGTTTACGGTTGAGGGCGAAAAGAAACCCCTCACCGCAGATGAAATAATCTTCATCCCCGACGTGGTTCGCCCTGGCAACGTCAAGGGTGTGGCGCGCGTTGAGGTTTTGAAAGAGAACTTCGGATTGGCTCTTGCTTTGGAAAAGTTCGCGGCGACTTTTTTTGGGCAGGGCACAAACCTGACGGGCGTGATTGAGTTCCCTGGCAACTTGACAGCCGAGCAGGCTTCTAACCTGGCGTTAGGGTTTGACAAACGACACCGCGGGTGGCGCAAAGGCCACCGTACCGGCGTGCTGAGTGGCGGGGCAACATTCAAAGCAACACAAACCGACCCCGAAAAATCACAGGTTATCGAAGCGCGGCACATGGCTGTCGAAGATGTGGCGCGTGCTTTCAACGTACCCCCACACTTATTGGCCCTGCCTGGTACGAACAGCTACGCGAGCGTCGAGCAGACAAATCTAGCCTGGGTTACCCACGGCCTGAGGCCTATCATCACAAAGATAGAAAGCTCGCTTAGCCCACTGCTCAGCAGGTACCCGAACGGCGAAAACGCTTTTATTAAGTTTAAGCTTGACGGTTTGTTGCGCGCAGATATACAGGCGCGGATGAGCGCTTACAGCACGGGGCTGCAGTCAGGGTTCCTGACAATCAATGACGTGCGCGTACTTGAGGATTTGCGGGCGATTGATGATGTGGCTGCTGACACTGTTCGTGTGCCGTTGGCGAACGTGAACATTGACGCAGCTGACCTGAAGGCCCGCGGGGAGAAGGTCAAGATGGCACAGGCTTTGGTCTATGCAGGCTACGACCCTGCCGAGGTTCTTTCTGCGATGGAGCTTCCGGCCATTGAACACACAGGCCTTCCCAGCTCGCAGCTGCAACAGGTTGCACAAATTGACCCGGCAAACCCTGAGTCTGTTTACGAGGTTGAGTAATGCCTATCCTCAATGCACAATACCTTATCGCAGAAGATACGCGGGTTTTGATTGCTTCTGCCGACAACATGGCGCAAGACATTATCGTTCACGAAGCTGACCATTCGCAGTCTAAAATTGTTTTTCTAGGTAACGAAACGGTAACCGGGTCTAACGGTTTGCATCTACACGATGGCGGAACGATTCACCTAACACTGCGACCTAACGATAAACTTTACGCATACTCAACCGCTGGTGACCCGACGCTTCATGTCTTGCCGATACAGAAGAACGACTGATGCCATATTTCATTTCTGATAGACATCCTGACTGCGAGGCCTGGGCGGTTGTAAAGGAGGGCGGCGCATTGGTGAGCTGTCAAGCAACTAAAGATGCAGCGATTGCGCAAATGGTTGCGGTCAGCCTTGAAGAAAATATGGAACCCGGCGGTACTTACGAGGGTGAATTTCGTGCTTTGCCCGACAACTACCGGCCCGCAACGTCAGACGACGTACCCGAAGGTCGTGCGTGCGGCAACTGCATATTTTTCAATGAGGACAAACTCGATGATGAAGGCCGTGCCTATTGCGAAAAGTGGAGCGAGTACGTGGGTGGGGGACAGTATTGCAACGCCTGGCAACCCAATGAGGCAAACCGCGCCGCGCCAGACGAATTAGCCGTGAACGACTTTGTATCTTGGAAAAGCAGCGGGGGCACGGCCCGCGGGCGCATTGAGCGCATCGTACAAGATGGACAGATTGATGTACCGAATAGCAGTTTTGTTGTAAACGGAACGCCTGACGACCCAGCCGCATTGATTGTGGTGTGGCGCGAAGGCGACGAAGGGTATAACGCAACTGATGTGAAGGTTGGTCACCGATTTACTTCACTGACAAAGATAAACAGTTTGAGGTCTTACACTGAAGTTCGTGCGGTAAATCTTGAACCGCCGGCTTATATGAAAGCTGCGGCGCGACAGGGTTTGAAGTATTACGAAGACGGTATGGCTGGTGATGGTTTGGTTGAACGTACTGTGCGTGAAGCACGAGCTATGGTAAACGGGACAGTTACCGCTGACAAGTGGGTGCGCCTTGCAGCATGGATTGCACGGCACGAGGCCGACCTTGACGCGCCTGCCGCTAACCCCGACAACGAGGACTATCCTTCGCCCGGTGTTGTTGCTCACTTATTGTGGGGTTCTGGGCCGTCCAAGCGGGCCGCTATGCGGGCTAAAGAATATGCGATGGGTGTAGTTGCTAGAATTGAAGAAGAAAATGAAGGCCGGGCGAAAGGTGAAGCCGTGAGCAAAATGGAAACAAGAGTCAGCGCAACTACTTATGAGGTGCGTGAAACCGAAAATGGGATGCAGTTTACTGGCTACGCCGCAGTATTCAATTCCGACAGCGAGCCACTACCGTTCACCGAACGCATCGCGCCTGGGGCATTCATCAGGTCTTTGAAGTCGCGTAACGACATCAAGCTTTTGTGGAACCATGACACAGGCGCAGTGCTAGGCAGCAGCAGGGCCGGGACTGTTGTTCTGACAGAAGATGACCGCGGGTTGCGGGTTACCGCAGATTTGCCTAACACCACCACGGGGCGTGACACCGCGGAGCTTTTGCGCCGTGGAGATGTTGACGCTATGAGCTTCGGATTTACCGTGCCAAAGGGCGGCGACCAGTGGAGCGATGATGGGCGAGAGCGCACACTAAACGAAGTACGCTTGCACGAAGTAAGCATCGTAGCCTTCCCCGCTTACACCAGCACAGCGGGTACAACTACTGTACGCGGCCTTGACAAGATTGCTGAGCGGGCAAACGTAGACATTGACGCTTTGGCTGACGCTTTGCTAAAGCTTGAGAGCGGTGACGACATTACACACGATGACCGCAAACTCTTGAATACTGTGATGGACGAGCTAACGCCCGCCGAGCAGGTAACTAACGCAACACCACAGGGCGACTTCGATATGCTTGCCTTGAAAAAGAAAAAGCTCGCACTCCTGAAAGGTCTGTAATGGCTAACCGCGCAGAAATTATCAACGCAATCATGAAGGTTGCAGGCAACCCCGAAAGCGGGAATATAAAACAGTTGGCTCCGGCTTTTGCCGATGCTATTATCCGGCTTGATGAAACTCCGGCGGCAGTCAGTGATGACAAAAAAGCAAAGCCGGTTGCTAAAGAAACCCGCATCATAGAGGCGCAAGAAACGCGCTAGGACGGGTCAGCCCCCCGCGTAACCCCTTTCACGCGGGGGGCTTTGGCTTGCCCGTGGTAGCTGGTTAGCTTACGCGGCGTGCGTTGAGCGCCTCTTGTTCGGCTTTCTCGCTTGCCCAAAAGTCCTCAAAGTTGCCGCAGTCAATGTTGAACTCAAGGTAAATCAACTGCGATTCCAGTAGGGCTGTCTGTGCTTTGCGCAGGGCAACAAACTCGCGGAGCTTGGCAATATCTTCTGCGGCCCGCTCGGCGTTCACGGGGTAGCCGCCACCTGGCAGGCTATACGAGGTGTTCAGGTCGCTCTTGGCTTCCCAAGTTTTGTGCTGTGCCATACGGTAGGTTTCGGCGTTCGCTTGGGTCGCTTTCGTTATTTCTTTGGTGTTCATTTTTGGTTCCTTTCGGTAGGTGGGTGCTGCTGTTGTAAACAACTATACACTAATCCAAACCTAATGCAACCCCAAACCAGAAAATGATTGACAGCTTGTTCGGTACAATTTTTACACCGGAACCGTGAGTCAACTCTGCCGGCAAACAAACCCGCTAGCTGAGCGTCAACGCCGCTGCAAACAAACAACAAAGGAGAACACATTGTCTGAGTTCGTAAAGAGCCAGCAAGAAGTTCGCGCAAACCTGACCGAGCAAATCCGCGATGTTATCGAGGGTGCCGAGGCAGATAAGCGCGGTCTTGACGCTGCAGAACTTGAAAAGATTGACCGTATCGAAAGCGATATCCGTCGTTCCGATGAGGCCATCGCAGTTGCAACCCGCAACGAAGAACGCCGCAACGAAGCAGCCGAGGCTGCGCGCGGCTTCACCCCCGCAGAGGAGCGCAGCGATACCGCTGACATCTTCCGCGCGATGTACCGTGGCGAAGTGCGTGGAC